AGTCCATCAACTGTTGCTTTGTTCATTTGTTTTGTATCTTCAGCCGCCTGTGCTGCAGCCGCACCATATTCTTTTATGCCTCCTAGTATCTGACCTGATATAGTAGCTCCAAGGCCTGTGAGTGCCGCTAATAATAGTCCTGAATTAGTTGCGAGTGCAGATACAAAAGGAACAATAGCAATATTAAGTATACTAAGAAGTTGTTTAGATAAATCATTAAAGGTAGCAGCAAGTTTATCAAAAGAGCTAACATCAAGATCTCCTAATGCTCCATACTTTTCATTTGCTTGATCAAGGGCTTCGTTTGCAAATGCTTGGCGTTTTTCAAAGTTTGTAAGCTCTCCTGCACTCTTTCCTATTGAACGTGCATACTTTTCTGCTGCATCATCGACGCGAACAAATAAGCCTAATTCATCAAGAAGTTCAGGCTCAAGCTTTGTAACACCACGAGTAAATCGTTCTAATGATTCTGCAGTATCTCTACCAAGTGCGAGAGATGCATTTTTTGCAGCTTTACCAAACTCTTCAACACTACTTGCATCTAGACCGGCACTTGTTATAAGTGCAGTAGATCTCATAGCTTCTTCAAGACTTAGTGCAAATCCTGTTGATTCTTGTAAACCACGAGAAAGAGTGCCTAAAGCGAGTCCGCTAGCAGCACCCATCTCACTCAAACCTTTTGTAAGTTGCTCTACTCTTGCAGCTCCTCGTAAAGCATTGAAAAGTGCAGTAATTGCAAAGATATTTGCTGCCAGTGCGGCATACGCAGGCACAAGGCCTCCACTGATGCCCTGTGACATTTTTGCAAAGTTTTTCGTACTATTGGAAGATGCTTGGGCAGCACCTTTTAGTGCTCGATCTTGACTTCTGGCAGATTTAGAAAGATTATCTGTAGAAGCAGCGGCTTTATCAGCATCGGCTGCAAGTGCTTTTAGATTACCATCGGCATCTAATTTAAACTTTACGACTACTTCGTTGGCTGCCACTTGTTGATCTCTTTAACTTATCTCGCTCTCGCTTCAAAGTTTCTGCGGACTTTTCAATCGCTCGTCCATCTAAAAAGTGCAATACTTCTATTAAGTATTCTGTATCATTAATTCCAAAAACGTCTATAAGAATAGGTAAATTTGTGTAATCTTTTCCTATGTATCCTATGTCGGGATATGCTCTATCGCCTAAAGAATTAAATACAGAAATTGCTTGCTGCATTTCGGGAGGAAAATCTTCAAAGTCTGGAGGTATTTCATCCGGATTTGGTTCTTTTTGTAACTGTTCACACATTTGTAAATAACGCTCTCGCGTCATTTTTGCGTCTAAGTTTTTATACATCCTCTCCAGGCGCTGGAGACTCTCCTCTTTCTCGTTGGCTACGAAAATTATCTAAATCAAAGACTACCTCGTTGAGCCAAGTATCAAATTCAGTTGAAGAAGAGACAAGTACTTCTGCGTTATCAATACTGTAAGGGAGCTCTTCACTCATATCCTTATCCTCTGTATCAATTAGAAGAAGAGTTTCTAAATGTTCAAGAGTAAGACCTTCCCACCCTTTTACTACTGCTCCTGTAAACTCTACAACAAACTTTTCATCATCAAGTTCTTCGTTTAACTGTCGAGTTTTACGATCAAATTTTTGTACAGTACAACGCTTTCGAAGTCCAAGAAGCTCTTTTCGAGAAAGATTTGCTACTTTTACTTTGAACCCAGATAACCCGGGAAAGTCTACCCAAACTTCTTTTACGTTGACTACTAGTTTTTTTAATTCCATTACTACAATGCTCCTTATGTGAGAGTAAAATATTTTAAAATGCCGTTTAATTCGGCGTTGCTTGTGAGTCTCCAATCAAAGTTTTGTGTATAAATTTCTTTTGGGTTAACTCGATTTGTGAAAGAACAAGACGCCATATTGAAGTCAAGTCCGTAAAATATATTGGATATTGTTTTGCCTACTTTTATTCTTAAGGGTGCTTCTTTATCAAAGTTTATTAATGTTGATTCATCTCCTGTTGCAACATACTTTGTAATTGATCCTGCAAAAATTCTTTTATTTAAAACAAAATTAGAAGGATACATTGCATTTCCTTTATCTACAACTTTTAGTGCTTGATTCATTGTTTCATAAGGAACCCATTTTATATCATTCTGTATCTCTGCTTGAACATCTGCTATAAGTAAACTAATATCCCTGCCATTGAGAATTATTTTAATTCCTGGAATAAACGGAGTTCTTACTGTGCTAGGAATGACGTCTACCCCAGGGATTGCGTAACTCTCGTCACCTACTCTCTGTAATAGTGCGCCTTGTCCTGAAACACCTAACTTTAAAATAGAATTTCGTCCTATCTCAAAGTTTCCATTTGTAAATATCGCTCTGTCAATTTTAAAAGTCGCATGACTAGTTTGAAAATATAAATCACAAAATCTTGGGTTTATTAAGTTATCAAATAATATTTGAGCATCATTTTGTAATAATAAATTAGCTCTAAACTCAAAATCTGCCGGATTTGCTTTTACAATGGAGGACGACTCAAAATGTTGAGTATTATGTAGAGTATTTGAAGAAGTTGATTTTTCTGAAAATGTTTGACTAAAATCAAAATCTCCATCTAACTTTATCTCATAGTTTGAGCCATCTTGATATAAAAATAGTTTTGTTTCCCGCATATAGTTAATGTCTGTTGCGGGTCCTTCACTAAGTGGAGGATTACTTCCTCCGCCGGTAGCGTTGAGTACAATATTTATAGGAAATCTAAGGTCAGTTGCGAAGGGTAGTGTAGGGCCAAAATTAGGAGTATTCAGTCCTTCTTTTGTTCCGAGACCAATTGCATGTTTTCCACTTAATCCATTTGGTACTGTGAATTTAAAAGATGCCTGCCACCGTTCTCCTCTATCTGCATTTTGTACTGTAAGTACGCGATTAGTTGAATTATGATCTATATAATTTAAATCAATTATGTCCTCAGGATCCCTATATTCTGTCTCAATTGTAACTGAAGGAAATGTTACAGAATTATTTGTTGTTGGATTCGGGGGCGTCAGAGTAGGAAACGGAACAGTTCCAGTTGTAGGATTTCGAAATACTATAGTTGGATCATCAGGTTGTAGTAATCCTCCTACAGTTGCTGAATTAATTGTATTACTAAGAGAAGATATAAGATAAACTTCATCCTCCCCTCCACTTAAAGTTAGACTATCATTTACTTGTACAGTAAGTACTAACTCATCTCCTACTTCTGCATCTAAAATTGGAAAAACATTTCGTCCTCCTTGAGCAACGTATCCTAAAGCGGAAGATATTACTTGTCTTCCTTTTGTTGCATTTTTAAGTTTTGCCCATATTCGTCCAGGGAATATATCAGTAGTATTTATTAAACTCGTAGGAAAGGTAGGCTCTGTTGGGGGGACTGGATCTGTTGGGTTTGAAAGTACTGTTTCAACATTTATCGGTATTTTTACCGTCATAATTGTAGAAGCATTAGCAGGCACGGTAATCGGGTTTGGGTGACCTCCTGATACTTTTACATGAAGCGCATTAAAATTTTCGCTATTTATAGTAAATTTTATTCCAAACTGAAAGCGATCTGCACTATCCGCATTTTGAAGTTCTAATGCTTGGTACTCCTCTGTATCCCACCCCGACAAGGAATTATCTCCTATAGGAATATACCCCGTGTGATTTTCTATAGGATCAATGCCAAACATATATAAAAGGGTTAAAAATTGATTTGAAAGAGGAGAAGAAGGCTGGGGGTTTTCAGAAGCGAACTTATTTAAATATAAAATATTTGCATCATCTATAAGTCCTCCTATTGTTGCATATACTGGCTCATCTGACTCTGCTTTTAAAAAAAGCATATCATTGCCACCACTAGTTTCGTCTCTACCTTCAAACGTAACTATTATCTCGTCTCCGACGGCCGCTTCAAGAACGGAATAATTTCCTGCCCATAAATTTGTATCATCAGCTCCTGCCTGAATACCGCTTGCAGTTACCTGAGTATTTTTAGTAAGATTTCTAACCAAAACTTGATATGTCCCTCCGCTGACTCCGGATTGACTTAGAAATGTGGTTTCAAAATCTGTTGCCATTTATTTTGCTCCTTGGTACAGCCTATGATACTTCAGTTGAACTATTTTGTCAAGAAATTTTTTTCTGTGGGTGATAAAGAAAAACCCGCCGAAGCGGGTTTGTCGTTTAAAATAATTATTAAAGTGCTGTACCAAAGTACTCAAGTTGTACCTCATTAGCAACGTTAAAGTCATCTGTGTAAGAAGCAAACGTAGTTTCAAGAGAGATTACATCTTCAATTGAGTGCGTAGGAACGTTGATATGTACTTTCGGGAACTTAACATTTAGACGTGGAGTATTTGCTACCGTACCGCCTACTGAGAAAGTTGTCTCGAAGTTATTTACAACTTTTTCGAGACCTTTACCTGGACCACTTGTAGTCATATCGTTAAATAGTTCTACTGAAGTACCATTTTGACCGCTTGAATCATCAAGAGTCAAGTAACAAGTAAAGCTTCCAGAAGCTGATCGAGTTCCTGTTACGTGCTCAATTGGAACGTTTACAGCACCAAGTTCTTCCGGTACCAAGTATGAAATATTATTTGTAATTGTAATATTTCCTCCAGTAAGAGTAAGCTGATACTTACCATTTCCGCCGACACCCGGGAAAGCAGTACGATCTGCAGTATCTGCAGTAATATCAAGCTGAGTTAGTCGATTTCGAATAAAGGTCTTGGTAGAGCCTACACCGTCATCGATTGCAAAGTTTGCAGCATTATTTGCAGTACAAATTCCCAGCTTCAATCCATCATTGCTATCAAGTACTACATCGCCTGCGGCGAAAGCACTACCTGTAGAAGAGTTGCCGGAAATAGTTTTTCCTGACTGAACGGTTACAGAAGAGCCCGCAGTAGCAGAGCTTTGCATATCCGTAATATTTGCTGCAAAACCAGACCAGTTGATAGTAGCAATACCATCTACTTCAAAGTCAATAGATGCTTCATTAAATGCTGCACCTGACAACTTATATACCATTGGGTTTGCTGAACTTGTTTCCATTACAAAGTAAAGATCACAAGTTCCAAGAGTTGATCGGTTTGATTGACCAAAATTAATAACAGTTTTACCCGAATCTCCCGTACCTACAGGCCGCGAAACTGTTGGGCCAAAAGGAGAGGCCGAATCGGGCTGAGATAAACGATAGAAAGTTGAACTTATAGTACTAATTGTAACCGTGAAAGTAAGTACGCCTCCACTTCCTCCTACATTATTATTATTGATTTCAATAGTATCATTTGCTACAAAGCCAGAACCAGGAGAGGCAACAACAGCTGTAATTGTACCATTAGCTGCGGCAGTAAGGTCAAGCTCCCAGCCAACCCTATCAGTTACGGTAGCTCCACCTGCTGTTTTTACAGTGACACCTGTATCTCCATTTTTAATTGAGTAAGTTTTGTTTGCTGTTCTGCCTGTGTTATTTGCAGCGGCTACACTTGCTATACCACCTACTGCTCCGGTTACCGCTGTGGCTACCGTTAGAGTTGCAGTTGCGCTACCGCCGATAACACTAGTTGGAATAGTGATTGTATCACCTACTGAAAAGCCTTCACCTGAATCAATAACTGTTACTGCAGTAATACCGCTTCCGCCTACAGTTAACTCAATTTCCCAGCCTACAGCACCTACGCCCTTAGTACCTCCAATACCTGTAGTGCTATTCGTTACAATATAAGTACCTGCGGTTGTACTAGTACCTGCAGTAGTAATAGTAATGTTACCTTGTATAAGACCGCCTGCTGCATCTGTACCATCTTGATACTTATCAGCACCTGCCATAATCGCCCAGAGGACTTCTTCTACAGCTCGTGATTCTCCACTATCTGTTGCGGTTCGATAGGGACGCACATAAGTACTAAATGACCACTCTGCCGGAGCAAGAGAGTCGGTAAATACACGTTGTCCTCTTCGGCTCAAACCATCAGTTCCCTGCATTTCTGCAAGACCAATTTCACTTTGGTTTGTAGACTGAGAAAAACTAAAGCCGTCGAGAATCGGAACTTCCCAGACTTTATTATCAAAGCCTGCATATAGTTTCGAATCTCTACTAAAATATAATTGTTCTGCCATAAATTATCTCCTAGAGATTGAAAGGGCTAGGACGTGAACCTTTGTTCGTGCCTGCCGTTTCTAGTAATGAACCTGTACCAACATTTCAGCAACGCCGAACGGTTCAAGAACACCTTCGTCAGTTTCAATACTGACTATTAAAATATCTAAAGTTTTTTGACTGTTTCCTTGCCTATCTGTATAGGCTAACTGCCCGTTTTCTTCGATAACAGTTTCTACATCTTCCAGTAATCTGTCAAGAGCTGCTGTAGCATCGGTTTCTTTTACATAGCAGCGAAGAGTGATATTTAAGAATCTATCTTTATAACCACCTCCTTGATACTCTCTTGTTTCAGACCCGGCATTCAAATGAATTGCAGGAAATGCATCGACTTCATCCCAGAACTTCAAGCGAGGATGTACATTATCAAATACATCAGTCAAAAAGTTCCCAGTTTGATTTATTTTCTTTAATTCAACAACTAGGGCTTCTACGATAGCGGACCTACGTGTCGTATATAGTCTTGCCACAGTTATACTCTCCTAGTAAAGAATCTTCCTATTGCGTACTCGGCTGCGATTTCTCGTATGGACAAATCGATTAGTTTTCTAGGATCTCGATCAGTACTGCCTTGACGATTACCTACTTCGAATGTTTCGTACGGTCCTCTCATATAAGTATAGCCAACACTTGGAAACCCTTTACCTGTTGTTGCTATATCTGTAATTCTTGTTGATCTTGCAAATCGTCCTGTTCTAAATGCTAATCGAGGAGGACCCATATTTTTTGCAACTACTTGAGGTAGCTTACTATTTAGAACTCCTATTAGCATTTCAAAAGGTTGAGATGCAACACCTTTTTTTGCAAATCTTGGAGCAGCTCCACTGGCTTTTTTATTTTTAAGACTTGGATTTTTAGTAGAAAAAGTATTACTTCCTTTCTTTTTTCCTTTAGTATGAGTACGAGACTCTTGAGGCTTTACATTTTCACGCTTTACTTTTGCTTTGGTTTTTTTAATAAAAGGATCAGTTGCTGCTTTTACTACTTTTTTTCGATGTTTTGTTTTAAAGCTGTCGGAGCCGCCTAGTTCTACTAATACTGCATTTGGATCTGCTCGAAGTTTTTCTAAGCCTTCGCGTACAAGATCTCTTAGTTGTCTTTTTGCATTTTGAGCTTTTCTTCCTTCTTCAGCATTTAATACTGAGGAACCAATTTCCACCGACATGGTATCATTTTTGGAGTCTCGAATAACTTCTAAAACTCCAGAGTCTTCTGTTTGTGTTTCTACCCACCTTTTAAAACTTGTATGATCTATTTCGGTTTGTTTTTGTCGAGCATTATCAATTATATCATATATGTAGTTTTCTATAACACCTTGGAATAAGGCATGAGATAAATTTGCTATTTGTTTGCCTTTTATCTCTTGTTTTTTGCCTCCAAGTACAATGGTGAGTTCTTCTGCAACTTCTGCTGCTAACTCTCCTATCTCTTTTTGGTATAACCTATAGATTTTTCTGTATACATCATTATCTTCAAAGTTAAAACCTACGCTAAAAGATGTTACTTTATCCCAGTTTGGTTCTTTTACCACAGTTTCTGCTGGCAAAGTATTAATTTTATTTCTAATTTTTGTTACAAAACTTTGAACTTTTGTAGCAATTTCTTTATCAGTTATAAAACCTATCGGAGTTGTTGAAGGGTCGGCATTTTTTAAGTCGTCAATATAATTTTTTACTAAAAAATCACTTATTCCTTCAATAATCTTATCCACACTCATACTAAAGTTATGGAACTTTCTATTTGCTCTCTGCCTTCTGTATAGTTTATTGCCCTTTTTCTTGGACATTTCAGCATCTAGCTTTGATAAAAAAACTATCTGATCAGCGCGAGACATTAAAAGTTCTTATACATATCTAAAACTCGTTTAATGTGGTCCGGAAAACCTTTTGTTTCGCCGCTAGGTGCATTTTCCATGCTTGCACCTTGCAAAGTTCGTCGAGTTTTATGCTCATCTTTGAAATAGTAGTTGATTAAATCAATTACTGCTATTTGAAGATCGTGAGGAGTGGCGGCATACCCGGCTGTGTAAGTTACTTTTACAGAGCCTGCACCTTGAGGCCAATTTTGATAAGAGGATCCGGCAACGTACAGTACACTATCCGTGTTTTTGTCTAGATAATAATCTGTAGTTGGTACAGTAGTGTAGCTGGACGTTGCCGTGTCCCTTTTTTCAACTGAAACGATTGCATTAACCGGACTCTCTGTTAGCTGAATTACATGAGTACCCCAATTAATGCTAAATTCTTCTGTAAAATTTGTAGAATAGTAGTCAATAATACTATTTCCACAGTAAGTTTTTACCATTTGGCTCACAGAATCAATTATGCGAGAAAGCTTATAGTCATCCCTTGGATTCGTAATCTGCTCCGCATCTTTAAATTGCTGTAAAGTAATCAATAATGCCATAAGTCAAATGATAAAAACTTGGGGAGGCGAACCTCCCCAGTTTGCAAGGCTAATATTAAGCCTGGAATACTACTTTAACACAAGGCTGATCAGTGCCCGAGGCAGCGAACATCTCATGGAAACCAAGTGACTGAGTAGCAACGATCAGCTGACGCTGTCGAGCAATCTCATAGTCTTGCTCTACGGTTACACCGCGGAGTCGAGGAATCACATAGTTAGCAACATTCACAGCATATGCAACACTGTTACCAGCAGATTCTGCTTCTACATGGTCTGTAAGAACTACGGGCGAGCCGTATACAGCACCAATGCTACCAGTGATCTTGGTTGCAATATTTGAACCAACATCAGTGATGTCTGCAAACCCTGCATCTGCAATCAGATCGTAGTAACGGTTCATGCCTACGATATATACTACGTCTGCAGGGTCGAGACCATACTTACCCATTGAACGTCGAGCGCCAAGAAGCAGACCTGAAGTCAGGCTAGCCGCGTCAATGTCGTTACCTGTGGCACCAAGAGTAGCGCCGTCAAGGTCAAGCTCACCATAGTTAGAAGCTTGAGCTGCACCTTCCAAGCCAGTAATGGCAGGAGAAGATTCCCCAAGTACGACCATCTTATCTACTGCTTTTGCGTGAGCACGTGCAACACCTTCAGTCAACATAGGAAGAAGATTTACAAGAACTTCTTCGTCAATGTGATTGTCCATGAAAGTGGTTGAAATCAATCGATGTGCTTGCATTACTGATTGTGTAACAGCATATGTACCTGCAGTGCCACCGGCAGCAGAAAGACCTGTACCAGCGCCTGAGTTAGCAGTACCGCCTACACCCAGCTCACTCTCACCGCCAGTGTGGAAAACGGCAGTGCTAGTATCTTTTTGCAGGGGAAGAACCATAGATTGAGAGTTCATTTGAATCTCACGGAAAAGTTGAGCTACTTTGTACTGAAACTGTACTTCTTTCTCGATCTGAGTTGAAACAGTCAAGGAAAGCAAGTTATCCGTAGCGCCTGTAATAGCACCCGTGGGGTAGCTAATACCTGCTTTTTGGAAGACATTTCGAGCATAGTTAGTGTCAAAACCTTTTTGCGTATAAACACCCAGCATATGAGCATACATGAGGTCTTTTGCATAAGCTTCCACATTTCCTGAATCACGATCAGAGAATACACGCTTAGACTCGCGCATTGCGTCAAGCTCTGACTGCTTCTCCTTAAGGACTTCGGCGTGTTCTGCTACAATCTTATTCAGATCAGCATCCTTCTCTTGCATCTTGGCTTCCATATCAGACATGAGGCGATCAGCGCCGGATTCAACACCGACTTTGATTGCTGCCTGTACTTCTTCTTCCTGCTGAGCTTTAGCTTCAGCGGCTTTAGCCATTTCTTGTTGTTCTTGAACTACAGCTTGCTCAGCTGCGGCTTTTTCTTCGGCCTGACGAATTGCAATCTTAGCAGCAGTCTCTTCCGCTACCTTCTTAGCAAAAGCATCTAGGTCGATTTCGGGAGTTTTAGTTTCTTCCGACATTTCGTTCTCCATTGAAGAGGAATCTTCCTCGCTTTTAAAAGTTTTCTTGAAGTCCTCATAATCCTGCTCAGAATCGAAAGACTTCGCCAGAGAGAATGTAGCTGCTTGATTACAAGGTACCGATACCACTGATACCTCAAACAACTCAGCATCCTTTATTTTTAATCCGTCGGTTTCTTCAAGGTAATCAGCATCCTTGACTTTGAAACCGACAGAAAACGCTCCAAGGATACCTTCTTTAACAAGTTGAGCAACAGAATCAGGAGCTGATTTTGAAATTTTTGCTTTCATTTCTAGTCCGTTTTCTGTAACTTTTAACCCAGTGGCTCGGCCAATGGGTTTGTTATAATCATGATTGAACAAAATAATTGGATTTTTCTCAAAATTACTTAGTCCGCCTTTTGTCCAGGCTTCGGGTACAATTGTATCTCCTGCCCGATCAAAGTCTTTTGTACTAGCCATTCCAGTAATGGTAACGCATCCGTCATCATCCTCGAGAGCTTTGAACGTAGAAGTTAGGTTAAAAATCTTATTCATTTATCTTTACTCTTTACTTCTGCTTTAGGTGCAGCTTGGCTCAGTTTTTCCAAAGGATCAGCTTTAGGTGCTGCTTTAGGTGCTGCTTTAGGTGTCGGAGCCGGCTTTTTCTTAAAAATTTCTGGAGCAGCCTGTACAACAGAGAGTACTGCTGTTTTCCAATTATAATAAGATTTTTGAATCTCTATTGGAAGAACAGGCCTATCAACAATACCACAGTAACTTTTGTAGTCAATGTCACGTGGTAGTTCCCAATCTCTAAATTGGGGGACTAATTTAGCAGTAACTTGACGTCGCATTCTATTTCTGGATGCCATTAATCTTCCTCTTGCTCTACTGGTCGACCGCCTTGTGCGGGGTCAACCGCGCTGCCTGCAATATTCGCAGGGATTCTAATTTCATCTGCATCGGGCAGCTCATCAAAATTCATAGCTGTACGTGCTTCGTTTGGCGTAATGATTCCTGCATTTACAAGAGAAGTATAAAAAGTTGCTTGATCTCGTAGCTCAGGCTGCAGTGCAGGAATGTTTGTAATATCTTCGTTAATTACAAATCCAAAGAATCTGGAGTATGCTGCATTTACTTTTCTTACAATGGGTAAAACAGTTTCTAAATAGTACATTCGCATATTTGGTCGAATGTTTGCATTGTTTCCAGAATCTAACATTATTGGGGGAACTCCAAGAGCTTTCAAAATAATTTTTTCGTTTTCTTCAATTGCTGCTTGAAAGTCAAGTTCCTTGAAATTTATATTTGAAATTTCGTCTACTTCTAGTCCACCATCTAGAATAAGGGGTCTCCTACCTCCTGCGTCCGGTCTATACCGTAAAGACCAAGATTGAATCATTCTTTCTTTGATTTTTTCTGAGAGGGTATTTGGGGACTTTAGTACAAGCCCGGGAACTGCCCCATTCTTAAAGAAGTTATCTTGAAAATCTCTCATGCTTCTCATGAGATTCATTGTTCGAAGTGCCGGCTTTAGTCTGGACACTCCTCTATAAATGGAGTAAAATGAATTGTCTTTTATGTGAATAATCTCATTAGGAGAAAAACGCTCTTCTGAAGCTTCGAATTTATAGTGATCCACATAAGTTGTTTTGCTTGCATGAATTGACATTTTACTTGCAGGCATATGGTACACATGGGCACCATCAAAATATATAAAAATGTTTCCATCTAGGATGTAGTCTGTGAATAAGTTTCGTCTAAAAGAAGAAATATCCTGAAAAGGATTTGGCTCTCTATTAAGTAAAATTGAAACTTTGCTAGCTTTAGTGCCTTTTACGATTCCAGGATAGCTACCTAGAGGTTGAACGATTGTGTCTATTTCTGCACAATCATCCACAATTAAATTTACGCCTCTGTTTACAATTTCGAGCTCTTCGTAGGCTCTCTCATAATTAAAAGTAAACTCGCGTGAGCGTTCAGAAGTTTTGTCGTAGTATGGCTGAATTGGATTTAGTTTTTCTTCTAAATCTTCATCCTTCTTTCCGCTAAAAATGTTATTATACCATGCCATGCTTTTCTCTTTGAATGTCTACCCAGCGCATTTGTTTTGTCGCTGTTCCTAGTCCGGGATTTCTTCCGTAAACTTTATGTAATTCCATGTGGTGTGCATGACAGATAGTAACGGTATGGTCATAGAGTTCTGCCCAGTTATCTTCTATAAATTCATCTCTCCAAATGACAATATACTCATTAGTATAATGTTCTGGACGTTCTTTTGTTTTTACTTTTAGCCACTGTCTAAGTAGGGGAGCTAAAGAATAAAAATGATGAAAATCTAACTGAGAGTCCGTTCCGCAGATGTAACATTCACTTTCTTTTTCGTATTTTGATTTTGCTCGATCCCTTATGTATTTCACTGGATCTCTTTTGAGCTTTTTCATACTTTGCATTATAGCCTCTGTAAGATAAATTGTCAAACATTATTTTTCTGAGGTATTACTAAAAGCCGGTCTGCGATGTCTCAAATGAATACAGTGCGTATCGCAAAGCGTCAGCCATGTGAGATGCCATATTATGCCTGGGTTTCTCCCTAGCTAAATTTGGATTTGAGTCCCATTGATACTGATCAAGGCAAGAAAGTACTTGATCGGATCGTTGATCGACTAGTAGCTTATCGTTATCAACTATAGCGGCTACGTGTGCGATTCCGTCTAAAACTGACTTCTTTGCATTTATAGTAGAAATATCGTAATTCTGTGCAAAGTCAAATCGAGTTTGTTGTGCGGCGGAATCTATATAAATATAATCAATTTCCCACTTATCTATCATTTCTTGTATTTTAGCGGCATGTTGTTCCGTTGTTTTTTCAGCATCCATGTACTCATCAAGTACATAGTACACTTGCTCATCCCAGTCATACGCAATTACACAAAAAGCAGTAGGGTCTCGATAACCTACATCAAGCCCTGCAAATACATCCATACCGCTGATATCCAACGCTTCGTTATTAGCTATACATATTTCGTGGTTGAAGTTCCAAATCTGACCTTCGTAAGTATTAAAGTCTGCTTCATACTCTTGTCTGAATTCAGCATCTGACATACTTTTTCTTGCTTCGGCAATATCAGTCTCGGACATTCGTGGGTTGTCTATATAAGTTGCACGAATTGAGCACCACTCGGAAAATTCATCGTTAAATCCTCTATCAAAAAACTCTGCAAACCAGTTGTTCCTGCCGCGAGGCGTCGAGATAAAGATAGCTTTTGAGTTATCCTTATCAAGAGTAGGTCGAAGTGCTACGTTAAATGCGTCACGCCCGTCTGCCAACGCCGCTTCGTCAAAGATAATTAAATCGTAGCTTCTACCTACACAGGAATCAACTTGGTTTACTGAGCCCATTCTTACTGTCGATCCATTACTCAGTTCGATAACTTTATCCTTTGCGTTATCTTTTACAACTTCCAAGTCAAAATGTTTTATTAAGTTCCTTTGAAGATCAAAAGAAATCTGAGACAACGCATAGTTAGGAGACATTATAAGAATGTTTGAATTCGGAACTAGGGAGACTAGTTGGCCGATAATGTTTGCAATATAGGTTTTACCCTGTCGACGTGATACTGCCGCGCAAACGAAGCGATACTTATTATTATTTATCGCATTGATGATTGCTACCTGGGACGGTAGTGGAGTTATGCCGAGCAGCTCTAAATAGGGCTCTACTGGCAGCTTGAGGAAGCGTGTCTCAGATTGTAAATCGAGCAGAGATTCCCATACTATATCGGCTCTGCTTATTTGTACTGTCATAATTTACTGCTCTACTTTTGTTGCATCTCGATAGTAGATAATTATTTCTTTTTGTTGGCGTATATACCTACGAAGTTCTTGTAAGTTAAACGCCATATTTTCATAGTCTTGGGGCGTCATTCCAAATATAACAAATGTTCCACCCTGCATTTTTGAGATTTTTGCAATCTGTTCTTCAAGATTTTTTTCTGTCACTACAAAAAATTCTACATCTTGCAAATCTATTTTTTTAGGGAGTTGAGGCTGATAGATCTCCAGTGTTTTATATTCAGTTACAGTTTTTATAACTGGCTCCGGGGTTGGCAAAGGGTCACTTTTCATAAAAGAACAACCAGATAAAAATACTATAATTAAAAAACTAGTTGCTGTCCGCATTTTCCACCTCTTCACTGTCTTTTTCTATCTGTTCAAACACTTTTTTCGTGCCGTTGTTGATTCGAGGCTCGATAAGCCCGGGCTTTACTCGTGCTAACTTAGTAAGGTCATGCCTCTTGAAAATAGATAAGTAGTCATCCATTTCTGCTTGCATTGTAGTATTTGCTTCAGTAAGTTTTCCAACGGCTTCTAGTTGTACTTTTAAATTATTTTCTGCTTGTTCTCTTGAAGCGGTTTCTGTTTCCAGGGCTGTTTCTAGCTTTGATGTATTTTCTTTTAAGATTACATTATTTGCTTCAAGCTGTGCGATTGTTGCTTCTGCTTTACTTACAGTTGTAGTATGGTATGCGTATGCACCTCCGGCTACAACTAGTATAAGGGGCATGGCTTTTATTAGTCCTAACATTAGTATATCTTCCTTAAGTCATATCCTACAGGAGCTACAACTTTAATTTCATGTTTTACGCCAAGCAAATCTACAAAAATAATATGAGTTGTACTAATCTTTATCAATTGCTTTGCTCGATAAGTTTTAGGAGATCCACTTTCTATTCTTGAGCCATCCTCTAAAAAATGTGTATCTCCGGGAAAGAATATTGTTAGCTCCCATTCTTCTCGAATAAGAGTACGCCACCAGTGTTTAATTTTTGGCCAGATGCCAACAGTTACTAATTCTTCTTCTTGTTTTTGTTCAATCTTAGTCATTTTTCCTATGCCTATTCCAAGCAACGAATCCAAATAATCGTAAAGACCAGAAAGCTAAGTAATTTAACACTTTAAATCCATTCTGTTCTATACAAATATCTCGAAAAATTATATCCATCTCTTTTTGTGTTTTAGGTACTTCGCCTTTTTCACACTTTACCAGCTCAGCGTACTTGTACCCATAATCGTGAACAAGACCACCCATAAGCAAGACTCCAACGGGCGAAAGCCACATTGCAAGAAACTTAGGTACTGATGCACCATCAAACTCAAAGCCTTTCTCAATAACATACTCTTCTCCATCTAGAAAATAATACCAATCTTCTATTAGCTGCCAGCGTCGAGTTCCAGTAAGCCATAGCCAAATTGCTTTCCAAAACCCTTTATCTGCTGTGCAAATTTTTATAGGTTTTAACATGGGCATCTCTACATACTCGAAACCAATACGGTCTTCCCCTTGCCCATCAAATATGTTAATAACAAAAGCTATTAAAATAATGGCAGCCACAACTACTGGCTGCCAGAATGTTACCATTAGATCAAGAATCACTTTTTACTCCAAGCAGTAGCTCCGAAGAATGCTGCAACAAGACCCGCTACAGCCACAAAATAGGTCGGGGCCATGTCTCCAAGGACATCAGCGGCATGCTCATATCCAGCAACTTGAGCACCAACAACAGCGAAAGGATATACCAACATGCCAAGCAAAGCAAACCAAGCCATGTTTCTTTGGGCGTCTCGCATTGCATCGGCATCTTCTAGCTCCCTTCGTCGAAACTCTAGTTCCATTTCGTATTCTTCTTTGGACAAATGACCATCACCATTGATGTCCATTCTTTTAACAACTTCTTTATCCGCTGTTACTACTTCTTCATCTGCCATGGTATATCTCTATGGAGAGCAGACACTCCCCTCTTCGGATGAGTCGAAATTAGTATCTCCACATCCATATTTTCCATCATTATCAGTATCGCAGTACCGTTGCCATGTAATCATGTCAAATGTAAGTCCTTCGCTCCAAGGAACGTAGGCTTTACACCATTCATGAGACCCAGGTTGAAAAGGATCTTGTGGTTCTGGTACGTAGTCTCTAGATGTCCAAGGCTTTTGTACACGAAAAAACGTGTCCTTGTTTTTCATTAGTTGTCTTTTAAACAACGAACTATTAGTATTACTGATATAGATTTCTTGCCCTTCCTTGAGCGTGTACGTTGACCCATCATCGTAGTTGATAACGGTTTCTGCTGCTACACTTGTTGAAACAATAGCTAGCAGAGCTAAAAAATATTTCATAGTATCTCCTACCATTTAACTTTATCGGCCCAGTAAGCTGCGCTCATCTTGCCTCGAGCAATATTCTTACGGTGCCGGGCTTTAAAAGAAGCGCGTTTTTTCTTCGTGCGCTCGCTTTCCCCTTTTTTTGGCTTCCCTGCAGTTTTTGCTCCTTGCTGACCAAAACGAATAGTTTTGATCTTAGCTCCTACTTTTGCCACAACAATATGTGACTTTTTCGGATGACCTGGAGTACGCTTAGGCTTATTATACCCTGACACTCCCGCTCTTTTTAATCTTGAGTCTTTCTTTTTACCTCTTCTTTTTACGGCCACTTGTTTTCTTCTTGCCTAATTCTACACGTCGTTTAATTAGGGATCGAGGTACAGTTTTACCTTCTTTATAAAGTTTAGAGATTCTTTTTATGAGACTTGCAAGCTCTGTTCGTTTACTACCTTTTGTACCGCTAAGATACTTCTTAGGTATTTTAGTTTTTTTATCTTTTGCTGGGCCTCGTTTCTTTTTCATATGATATAATCCAGATAACGAACATTAGTGCTTTGATCAAGCTTTCCGTTCCTGTCGTAAGTAACGACCATATAAATAGTATCAGTTACTTTATATTTATTATCGGGTGCGTTTGAAACTGATTGAACTTTATAATCTTTTTGATAGCTTTCAGGTATTGTAGCCGCAATAGAATTGACTTCCATATCATTTCTTTTTAGCCGTCTTACGCTTCTTGGCTCCACGCTTAATATCATTGTCTTGTGAATGCCCTCCTCGAATAAATGAGTTTACACGACCCATTGCCCATCCAGCCATTCCTACTCCTGCCCTAGAGCCAGAAGAAAGGAAGGCTCCTTGACCTCTACGATATACCTTTGCAAGCTGCCCATAAGTGAATCGAGTCTTTTTTGCCTTTGCTTTTAAAGTTTTTTGAGTTGTTGCGCTAAGAGGTTTTGCTGCTCGCTTTCGCTTTGGTGCAGCTTTCTTTTTCTTAATAGCCTTTCTTCGTTTTACTGCCACGTCGCTTTCTCCTCAGCGCTCTTTCATACGCTGCATGGGTTCTTCCCGGCATATAAATTTTTTTCTTTCCTTTCCCGTGGGAGTGCACACCGCGAAGTCCTAGTTTTCTTGCTCTTCGTCGAGCAGCGGCTGATGTTGAGTATCTATTTCGCCGTCTCATTTGTCATTTAAGTCTACTAAGAGTGAACCCCACTTAGTCCATGCAATATGAGCAACCCAACCTATAACGCAACCAATTAGTACGTCAATCATTTTTTGCCTCGCTTCTTCTTTTTAAGAATTGCTGCTCTTAAAGCAGGCGGCAATTTTTTCTGCTTGGCTGTCAATCCACCCATTGACTTTTTCTTCTTACCATTCTTTTTCTTCTTTTTCTTTTTGCCGTTACCATACCCGTAAGCCATCTTATTTCTCTGCGCTTTCGCGTCTAGGGAAGGTACGAATAGTTATCCTTCCAATTTTGTAGTTCATCAAAGTAGCAATTGTGTTGCTGACTTTTTACCCAGCATAGTTCTTGGATGATACGGTTGTACCATTGCTTATCGTAATCATCGTGAGCTTTTTCCATATCTTGTTTAAGTTGGGCAATTCTCACATTGATATACTTTTCTAAGTCTTTTTCTCTGCCTCGTCTCATTACATTACCTGCGCTGCAATTAATCCTAGTAGAAACATTATAATTATGCCTGAAGCAGTTATAATTCTGTTTTCCATTCGAGCAAGTGTATCTTCAACATTTTCTATTCGAGTAAATATAGTTTTCCATCGCTCTTCACACTGAGCTGCATGAACTTGTAGTTCAGATTCAATGTGGTCGACTTGCCTTTGTAGATCATCGCTCATGGTTTAAGTATTGTTAGAATAAGAAATAAAGCAGGGACAAATACCGCAAGTCCACAAATAGAGTATAGTACGTATAAAGCCATTTGTGCATAGTAAGCTTTTCGCTCGCGTTCTTCTCTTTCTCTTTCTTCTCGTTCTTCTTTAGCTTTTTTCTGAAAAGCTAGCCAGTCGTCCCACATACCTGGGCGTCCTGCCCAGATCATCTGTTGTTTTAAGTGCTCCTCCATTTCCTTGATTTTCTCAAGTTCCATGAAGGCTTCCATATCGCTTTTATACCCTTTTGCATTTGACTTTTTCTGCAAGGCATTTTTTTGGTCAAAAAATTGTGCAACAACGCCGCCCATCTCATACAGGTCTTTACCATTGCCAATTGCTTCTTTAATTACGCCAAAAGCTGCATTTGCGATCGCAATTTCTGCGAGCATGGAATTTCTCTATTAGGATTTATCCTCCTTGAGAAGCTTTTCCATCAGCTTTCCGTAGTTACCTTGGCCGAAGGGTAGACTCTCATTTATTTGTACGTTATTTTGAGTTTTTATGTTTGTAGTTTCAGCTTTTACTAGATCTGCTTGTGCTTTAATTTCATCCATTCGCATCTTGTGAGCCATCTGAAGTAAGTCGGCCAAGTCCTTATTTGAGTACACTCCACTTTCCTGAGCTTCTTCTAGTTTGCTGGCAATCATTTCGTCGAGGACAGAAGCGATATTGTTTTTATTACGATATCCCATGTCTAAATACACAGTGTCGATATACTTTTTAACTTCTCGTTTATTTAAAAGTTCGACTACTTTGTTCTCAGGCACTTGTAAATAATCACACACTGCTCGTATGTTCCCATACTGCAGATAGCAATTCGCTACTTCCAATCCTTCTGGAGATATTGGAGTTATTTCTTTACCCATATCTCTCAACTCCTCCTATTTCTGTGAAATTATAATATGTAAGTTGTGGAAAGTCAAGGTTTATTTTTCTCACCCCCACTGCAAAGCCATAGCTGCAGCGATTCCAAAAAATGTTACTGATCGTTCTTTGCCTTGACCACCACCAAATTTATCATACCCCGTATCACCTTGGTTACTCCAACGGGGCTTATCGTTTACATATCTAGGTTCAATATATTCTGTGGGCTCTAAGTGAGGCAGCCCTTTTAACCATAATCCTGTTTTCTTTGATGCATCCTCTCCAAAGTTGTAGGGTTGTACATACTGAGGTTTTGGCATAAAATCTAATCGAGTGTTAATACAACCTACGGGATTTTCTATGCACATCTTTTCTACCGGGGCTTTCCAGAGTTGTGTGATAAATCTAAGTGCTTCTTCTGTCTTTTCAGCTCTGCCTTCAATTTTGTTATTCCAATGTAATCCAGAAGCAGCCAGATAAGTGCAAGGAGGGTGCAGAATAACAAGGTCCCATACGCCACCATTATATAGTGCGTCAAGTACATCTCCTTGTATGTGCGGACCCCGCGCCTCTGTTGCAAGTAAGTCGCAGGAAATCGCATCATGTCCCATTGCTAGGAAACAATCTCGTACAGTACCGCTAAATTCGCATCCAACTAATATTCTCATGCTAAGAATTATATCGCAAAAGGAGCTTCCTTGTCAAGCGTTATTTTTGGCAGGTTCGAAAAAAGGGGCCGCAGCCCCTTAAAAATATACTATACTAGATTTTAGCCTCCCAGTGTATTCCCGTAACTGTCATTTTTCTAGCGTATCCTTCTGTAGATTTACGTTCGATAAAAGGAGTTACTTTCCAATTCTTTTCTTTATAAGTTATCCCGAGCTGGTCGCGAGCATCAAACTTTGTACCAGAATCCTTAAAGCTCCAGCGGGGTTGCCACTTTGCATAAAGATAAAAAGGGCCGTAAAGGTGAGGAGTGTATTCTGCAATAAAACGATATCTCCAGTGTGACTCCTTGTTGTTAAAATGGCGATACTCCATACGGCCTTCAAAAACTAAGTCTTTGTACGATAGGAGTTCCCCCGTGAATTTTATGCGATTTTCTTGCGTATTTACCAAATCTGCATAGCGATACATAACTTCGATAGGCCCTATTTTGTTTCCGATTTCAATATGCTTTCCGCCTTCACGATGGCGAAAAGTATACTCCCAGTTTTTATTCTTTAATTTATAGTTATATTCTTGTTGATCGGACGCTATCACAGCGGTCGGCATTGCTAAAACTAACGCTAAAAATAAATAACGCATAATGCTCTCCTTTCTGGCCTTGTGGAATTTTTACCACAGAATATAGTGTAACATAAAATTGTTGCAATTTTATGAAAACACCAAAACAACTTTTCTCAATTTTTCTTAAGTTGTACGTGTGGGGGTGCGCGGCGCGGCTAGATGAGAATGAGTCTCATTACCGCCCCACTCCTGGCGGATCGCAAGCACAATCCCGGCCCGGGGTCAAGCATTTTTTCAAATTTTTTTTGTGACATATTCACATAAAAAAGACTGTACGGCGGGGCGCGAATGGTGCTATACTCTCAGCATGAGATGGGGGATTGGCTTCCATCCTAAATCAGATAGGTGGCTTATGTCTAACTACACACCGGCAATGGAGCAACGCATCCGCGACGCCGCTCCCCTCAACCTCGCCAAAGCAAAAGCATTGGCAGAGGAATTTGCGAGCGTAACACACCGCTCGGTCATTAGCAAGGCGCAGAGCATGGGCGTTGAATACGTCAAGGCCGCACCTGCGGCTCGCTCTCCGCGTCAAGCGGAACCAACCAAGGCCGACATTCTCGCGGAGATTCGTCGCGCTGTCGCCCTTGCAGATCGTGAAGGCGATCTGACGAAGGCAGAGCTTTCCACAATCTTAATGGCGATCGCATGATCGCCTTTATCGGTTGGCTCGGGGCGCTCTGCATGGCAGGCGCGCCCTTCATCATCGATACGGACGCGGGTAAGATCATCGCAATTGCTGGCCTGCTTATGTTGACTCAACAGGCGGCGGATGGTAAACTCTGGAATCTGGTTTGCTTGAACATTGCGGGAATTATTGGATACTCTTATGCACTTTATTTTTGATCTTGATCACACCGTCATTGATTCATCACACCGACAGATCACGCGGCCCGATGGCTCGCTTGATCTTGCGGCATGGATTAAAAACAACACACGCGCGAACATCATGCGCGACACACTGCTACCGCTCGCCGCACAATGGCGACTGGCAGACAAGAAAGGCGCGACTATTGTTATCTGCACTGCCCGCGTGATGGGCGCGCACGATTTCGATTTTCTCGCATCGCATGGCCTACGGTGGGACGCTTGCCTCTCTCGCCCGATGGGGAACACACTGCCAGACGCAGAGCTGAAGGAAACTCTGCTCCGCAAATACGCCACGGCTCGGCCTATGTCATGGGCGCGATTCTGCTCTACATCAATCTTTTTTGATGATAACGAATCGGTGCTCTCAATGCTTGACGGGATCGGCATCAAGGCTTATAATTCAATCTCTTTCAATCAATCGCTAAGGAAAACAGCATGATTCGTTTACGCAAAATCGCCACCATTGACACTCAGGTAATGAAGCCTAGAGACTATCAGGAAAACGGCGATCCACTCTCAGGCATGGGCTATAACTATCTTTACGAGATTGTCGGCCTCGACAAATACAACTCGGCATTTGCTGGCGTTCGCATGACGAAAGACGGCTACGCTAAGGAATTCTACTCCACTGGTCACAATGGCCTTTTCTCTCGCGTTCGCACTACACTGCGAGAATTCGAGCGCGTTTTTTGCGATGGTGAATTCGGCGCTCTGGAGGCTATCGTTTACGGTAACATCTGCAAGGGTGCGAATCGCTCACTCGCTCAGGAGCAATACATTCACAAGCGAAACCAGCATAGCGAGGAATGGATGCTCCCGACCATCGAAGCGGCTACGCCTCGCGGTAAAACTCGCCCGTCCGGTTCAACTGAATTTTACAACTGGTCACCGAAACGCGCCTATGGGAAATACCTTCAGAGCATGACGCGCAAAGCTATTGGCGAAGGGTGGCAGGATATTATCGACCACAATTTTCGCGGCCAATCTGGGTGGGCGCTTCCGACTGTCGGGCGCGAGCTGTGAGATTCGGCGCGGCACTCGCCGCCCTCTACCTCGCCTATTCGGTAATCACCGATCTGGCGATCTGGGGCGCGGCGGTTTACTACTGGTGGAATGGGGGCTTTTGATGAAAAAATTGCAAGCTAATCTGAACCGGCTCGCGGAGAATCTCTCCGCTCCGGTTGCGGTAATTTTAGAGGGGCGCGACACTGCGGGCAAATCCTCGACCATTCGAGAATTGACCCACTACCTACCGCCCGACCTTTACAGCGTTTGCCTATCGCACAAACCTAGCAAACGCGCAATGGCGGCATGGCTACCCTACTGGGAAACCAAACTGCCAACGCAACCACGCATCGTGTTTTTTGATCGATCATGGTATAGCCGCGCGATGGTTCAACATCTCAACGGATGGTGTTCACCTCGACAATACAAAAATTTTATGCGGCGACATAAAAACTGGGAAGCTAACCAGCCGGTGCGCTTCATTAAATTTTGGCTTTCGATTTCGGAACAGGAACAGCAACGCCGAATAATTCAACGCAAGCATTCACCGCTCACCTACTGGAAATTTTCGGAGAATGATGAAAACGCGCTTTCACATTATGACCGCATGAGCATATTAAAAGAGCGCGTGATTGATTCGGAATGGCACACAATTAATTTCGAAAATAAATCAAAAGGAATTAAAAAATTGCTTGACAAATTATGCGGCGAGCTGGCATAATGTTTATATCGACTAGGGGATTGGCCCCAGGAAATGGAGAGAAAAAATGTCACACTACGTAAACGAATCCAACGCCGAAGCCTGCTACGAGGAAGCCTGCGAAGCGGGTTACGCTTTTTTTGCCGAGGCGGACTGGGACGGCCAAGCTTTCGAGGCTTGGGTAAACTGGAAAACAGACCAGCTCCTCGAGGCCCTACCTGACGGGCCTCGCTAATGTTCCACGTGGAACACCTCGCCCAACTCCTTGATTTATCAGGGATTTTGGCGCGCTCGCGCCAGTAGTAGTGCGACAGCGAAGTTGCTCAAAGGTGCAAATTAAGTTGAACAAAAACAGGTACTTAACAGTTAGTCTTTGAAAATTGGCGCGGGGGCGCCAGTAGTAGTGCAACGGTAGTTCAAATGTGGTGTTGCTTGCGCCATTATAAGTAGTAGTGCGGCAATTGTCAAGTCTTTTTTACGGGTGTGGTGCAAATTATTTACAATTGTGCAAGTCTTTGGTAGACCCCGTGCCCACCCTGGTAGTATACGTGCAAAGCCTGGCAAAGTCAAGAACTATTTGGGCAAGGCCCGGGATAAATTTTGTAAAAGCGCGGCGCCGATTATACAGTAGTACGTCGGCAAAAGTCAAGTACTTTTTGCACAATTGCACTAAATAAATCGCTTGACAAGTCTCTGCGGGGTAGCATATAATGGCAAATTGTGGCAAACCTGGGCAAAACGCGGCAAATTTACGAAAATTTTGGCAGATTAGGTGCAAAAAACACTTGACAGCCGCAATTTCGTACGCCGCCCCCCGGAGTTCGCTTGCGTTGGGGTTATGACAAAAAAGATTTGACATTGAGAACCGGAGGTAGTATAATATTCATCAAATCGGAGGAAACTGCATGAACGATATACAATTCGAAGCCTTTAGCTTGTACGCAGGTATGCGTATGGATGGTATGTCTAAGCTGGATGCCTTTATGTACACCATACGGTGTCTGCTTCCAGAGGAGGATTACCCTAATGGATACGACGATGGGGCAATCGAACTATACTCTTGGTTGAGGCAAAAGGTAAAGATTGATGAAGTTTAGAGTAAAAGCAAAAAAACAATGGTCTGAGGCTGAGCGTCGCTTGGCCCGGGACGCTGCAAACTTTGCAATGCACGAACTAGCGTTGGATGTAAGTCCGATCCCTATTCACATTGTACTAAAAGGCAAGAACAGCCAAGATTTCGGTGACTCTATAGACCTGGGGCATAAAGTTATTGTGCGTATTAACAAAAGCGCAAACTGGCTGGGTACTTTATTTCACGAACTAGAACACGCTCGGCAGTATGTTTACTGCGAACTTGAGCTAGAAACTGACCATGTTATATGGCGTGGCAAACTTTCTGCTAGAGATGCGGACGACTATGAGGAGTATTGGAAATCTCCTTGGGAAGTGGAAGCAAGGCAAAAAGAGAGAGAATTATTTGCAGCATTTCAAAAAAATCTCTTGACATAATCCTCAGAACCTTGTATAATATATTTTCAAAAGTGGTAAAACAAACTAATTTTCGGGAGAAAAAAATGACTGATATGACTGCAAAGGCTTCGGCCAACTATTCACAAGAGATGGTTGAGTTCATCTCTAACTCTTACTCTGCTACTCCGACTCGTGCTACAGTCGACCAGCTTGCTGAGAAGTTTAGCAAGACTCCTCGTAGCATCATCGCTAAGCTCTCTGCTTTGGGTATCTATCAAAAAGCAGAGCGTGTAACCAAGCGCGGTGAGCCTGTCATTAAGAAGGAAGTCATCGTTGCTCAAGTAGTCGAGCGACTCGGTCGTGACCTGCCTTCTGTAGGCAAGATGACCAAAGTTGATCTTGAAGCTCTGCTTGAGATTCTGAGCTAAACCTCGGGGCCTAGTGCCCCGTTTACTTAAATACTTCTATGTATATAACATACTGCCGAATTGGAGCTTTGACTATCGTGCTAAATGCATGGGAAGACTATTGGCTGGCATTTCGGGAAGCGGAGTCTTTAAATAAACGGGATTACAAGGCGTACTACTTTGTGCGCTATAAGGAGAATTTTGATGGCAAAAACAATGATTTTCGACCACGCGACTACACGAAAGTACCGTATGGTCAAGAAGTTTAATGGTAAAAAAGTAATGTCGCATGGTGCATATCGTGCGAAGCGCAAGCCTAACTCACCTATCGTAAAGAAGGCGGAGGCCGTAAAAGCTGCTGCAAACTTTGGCAAAAGTCCTGAGTTTAAGTTCGCTATCTACGGTATTGTGGCAGAGTGATGGCTCAGATCATACGAGAAATCGTAAGGCCCGGGCTATACGTTTTTAAAGTATTTAATCAAAGTGGAGCTTTGATGTATCATGGCTCTAATGAAGACACTGCGATTGCAATGAAGGCATCGTTGGAAAACCTGGAGGAAAAGCGTGCTAGAGAAGCAAGAAAGATTGGCAGTAGTAGACCGAGCGACTGATACAATAGAAGTAGAAGGTCAGCGTAGGTCTTTCACAAGCCTGCAAAGAGTAAAAGATGAGCTGTGGCACAACTGGGCGCTTTCAGAGGCCGAGGTTGACAACGTAATTCGTACAATGTATCAAGAAGGGGAAATTCGTGAAACCTTTTCTCTTTCTTCCTTTTATCCTTCTACATGGG